GGTCTTACGACCCAGGTATTATTATCCAGCAATATCCCTATTGCTTTGACGAAACTTGGCCTCGGCTATTTAGTAGTTTGAGTGCCCTGCGGATGGTATGAATATCATCCACGTCAGAAATCGGTCTAACAGTTGCCGGACAAGCCTCAGTAATGAGACTTTCTAGCAGTTTGCGAAGCCTGTAATACGGGGTATCACGTGGTACTTCAAAGAAGATACATAAGGTGATCAAATCACTCTCATGCCCTCTGTTGAGTACGTGGACAATCTCATCTCCTATTTGTTTAGGATCGTAGATCTCCAAGTAACCTCGGTTAGCACGAGCACGACCGGGCAATAATGCGTTCACAAGGACGCGAAGCTTGGATTGGGCTTCGATATCGCCCTCGTAACGGTAACCTAGATTATTCTGAGAAGAATAATCGCCAAATCTAGCAGTATAGGATCTAACACCTATGATGCGAGACCAGGCCTCTGCTATGTGTGATCCAAGCTCACGCTCAAATCGCACCGATTTCGTAAAGAAATCAGGGTCATCCATTAGGCTTTTTAAAGAGTCTAACAAGGGACCATAGCCATCTTCCGGGTTGTCTTTACCTGCTCCACCATAAGGTAGAGGTAGGCGGCACAGAACTTCCACAAAAAGGCGCTCTTTTGAAGGAGCTTCCTTAACGGCTGAGGAGCCGAGTAACCCTATAAGGTTACGGATACCTTTCAATGAAAAAGGCCTGAACTTCCCAGCCCGTGCAATCGAAATGGCACGACCATCAGAAATGGTGGTGGCTGCAGAGAAGTTGTTACCACTGGGCTCACGGAACTCTACTAATAGTTCTCGTGGTGTAGGATAAGAATAGATACTGTAACCTGCAAATTCAGCAAAATCGGCTGAAATGAAGGATTTTTCTACAGAGATCTTAACATCTACAGATGACATAAGGCATATGTACGCCTTATAAAGCCTCTCATCAAAAATGAGAAGGTCATCGCCCAAGATTTCATAGGGAAAGCACCCATTGGAATCAGGTAGAATACCTAAATCCAGGCACAAACCTCTCACTGTGAAGTGATGGGTCAGGGCAAAAGCCGCGAACGAGGGACGAATCCCAAGTGGTTGGCCAACAGCCCACTCAATAAACGCTGGAAAACCAACGCTAATGAGGTGCTCAGGCACTTTAAATTTACCCTTTGAAATTCTCTCAAAGAGATTGACTTGTTCGACAGGCAAACACCTGTCCCTCATCCAGTCTAATTGAACCGAGAGAGGGAACGTATCAGTGGCATTGGATAAATCGACAGAGAAAACTGTCATTCCAGCTGCCATATACTCCGCAGCGCGTTGTGCGCCCTTTTCCTGATTGAATGTACAGTCTTCTTTGACTGTTTTCAAACAATTCATCAGATGATGAAACAAGGGTGTCATGGCACACTGTAACGCAGGGAAAGGTGAAGCGAAACATCGGAGCTTCCCGCCAGGTTCTTGTGAAAACCCAACGTGCCCGACATAACTGTCGGTCGAAGGTGACTCACCAATGAGCGCTCGGCGTAACACC